TTTGCGATTGTGTCGTCAACACCATCTAATGCATCATTAATAGTTGTTTCTAAGTTCCCCAATGTCTTACCGGCAGTGGATAATTCATCAAATGATGTCGAAAGTTTTTCTCTCCAGCCACCTTCGCCTTTACCATAAACTTGGTCCAAAACTCCAACAACTATCTGAGAACCAACAAGCCCTAAACCTCCAACAATACCTAGCATTTTAAGTGTAGATTTAGTATTATCCTCAGTAAACTTTGCAAAAAATCCAGGACCTTTCGCATCCCTTAATTCTTGTTTTGCTCTTAATGCGTCTGCTTTTGCTCGAAGTTCTGCTGCCTTTGCTTTATCTTTTTGTGTGAGTTCATCAATCTCGCCTTGACGACGAGCTCTTTCTGCTTCTTCCTTTTTAATCTTATTTTCGATATCGGAAGCTTGTTTTATTACAGCTGTATTATTGAGCATAGCTGCATTAATTGCTTTAAAAGTAGTATGCAATTTATCAAGATTAATATTGACTTGCTTTATAGAATTTTTCCCACTATTACGAATTAAATCGCCTTCATTTTTAAGACGTTTTAAAATAGCTTCTGTTTCTAGGCTCATTTCTGCCATATATTATTTCTCTTTTTGTGACTCCAAGAAGTTAATTAACATTTGGAAATACAAATCCCTTTCGTAAGGTAATAAATTTTCTATTTCTGTTATTGAGTATTTATGGTGCTGTACCAAACTAAATATCATTTGATAATACTCGCTAAGAGTAATGTGGCACAGCGCTAGATAAAAAAACTTCTAGTACCCTCAACAACAAATGTTTGTTCCTTTCCTTCCTTATTTGTGTAAGGTATTTCATGCCTTAATTTTGGCATTGTTTCGAAAAACTTTACAACTTTATTTAAAACATCGCTAGATAAACTATTCATAAATTCTTCTGTTTCTTCATCAGAATAATCTTTAAAATATTCAATTTCATCTTCCGATGCAACCTTATCTAAACAACTTGTCATAATATAATATGAAGTTAACGAATCACCAAATCCCATCTGAACCACCCTTACAAAAGATTCAATTGTAGGATATTTTAAAAATAATGTATAATCATCATTTAATTTAATTTCCTTTGAATGTTCTGCCTCGTTTGTAAGTTTAACCTCATCTAAATTTAGTTCCAATTCTACTTTTTCTTCTGTATCTGGGTCAGAAACTACAAATTTTAATATATTATCTACAGAAGCAGACCTTAAAACCATAATTAAATATTCCAAATCAAACATTGGTATTTCATCAATATCTAAATTAACAAAACAATTATTGACAATTTGTTTCATTGCCAATATTTCTGCTGCCGGGTCGTCTGCCTCCTGAGCAACAAGAAGAACTTTTTCTTCCTTAACCGTAAACGGTCTATATTTTACTTTTTCACCCGTTGATGGTTGTACACATTCCATTAACGGTAAATCAATTTTTGGCAAAGCCATAATATACTCCTATTTTATCAAATCACATCAGAAACACGACCTACCGCGTTTCTAAATCTACTTATTCTGTTTATAGCATCTTGGATGCTTGTTGGACGACCACCTTTTTTAATTCCTCGGATTGTGTCTGCAAGACCACCAAGTCGCCCTAATAAATCTAAGAATCCACCACCACGACCACGTCGGCCATCTGTCGGCGAACCTGTCTTTTCTCCAGTCACCTGCATTTCATCATAATTAAATGATACCGCAGATGTTAGGAATGAATCATTATTGTTCCAGGCCAAATCTAAATCACTAATTGCGTTTGGCCATACACCAGTAAATTTCCACTCGTAATATTTGTCATCAAAACTTTCTGTGGAATAATGTCTTATTGTTAATGTGCAAGAATAATCATCTTTAAACCCAACCTCGTGTGGATATCTACCATCCACCTCTGAATATGCTCCACCTGATGTACTATAGTTTACAACTTGTTGCAACCAACCATGGAAAAATTTAATCATTTCATGGTCAGAATCAATTAATATATTACAAGATAAACCATCATTTGAAACTGTTGTGGGGAAGGACCTAGGCAAAGCTCCTACTGGAGCATAGTCTGCTGTATTAATACTAATCGAAGGAATTGTGACAGCATTACAAAAGAATGTAAATTCTCTTAATGGGTCAAATTCTGCATCTGCTGAATTTTTTGTAAGAATGACTTCGAATAAAGATTCAAGCGCAACACCACCTCTTCTATCCATTGCCGATTTAAATTTATTAATATTGAATGGCACTTAATTATCCTCTTACTATTTTTCTTGAATCAGCCCAAACTTTCTGTTTACTTGCACCAACAAATTCTTGTAATGGTAAAAATAATGCAATATCCCATTCTGAAGGATTCATATACACAAATCTGGTCTTAACGTGTTTCCCTAGATAATGTTTAATTGTTGGCTTAAATAATTTAAATTTTTTCGCCTTGTTTAAAATGTCATACGAAATTTTTAGCCTCGTAGTTTCATCAAACTTTTTATTTGACACTGTACTATAAAGAGCATCCATAAGTTCTGCTCTTAACATCGGTGGCAAATAATGCATATTAATACCTAAAAAGCCGCCTTTAGCTTTATTTATTGGAAAAACCAGTGGATACCTATCATAATATGGTAGCGTATCTTTATGTTTTGGGTCATATCGGAACAAATACATATTGCCGACAACTTGTTTCGCTGTTTTAGATTTGGAACCAGATGTTTTTAGGATATTCTCACCAGTAATTGAACCTTCTGTGTTTAAATCCTTTGATGAGTTTGCTCTTCTAGCTTGGTTTCGATACCATTCTCGTGCTTTTTCTGTACGTGCTGGGACTTGACCCGAGCGGATACCTTTTGCTAAAATATCAGTAAATAGTCTTGCTGCCAATTACCTTGCTCCCGGTATGTGATGTTCTGTCATAATTGTAAATTGCCAACCTCTATCAGCACAAAAATTCTTTGCGGCCTTCCATTTGGCTTCATTTATCCCGTATCGTTTCACTTCGTTTAGATACCTTCTTGATATTCTGCCCGTTTTAGTTTTATTTTTATTCTTAGGGTCCGGTGGTCTACATTGAGCACTCGGTTTAATCTCAATCATAATAGTTTGAGGATTCCCTAAGCCATCCCTTTTATGTACAATTACATCAGGGAAATACCTATGTATTTTTCCATCAATCGGCGAACGATATGGAACAATCACTTCTTCCGATTGCCACCATACCACATCATTGTGTAAATCAAGCCATTTAAAAACTTTAAATTCCCATAAAGACCTATAAATAATCTTTGTTGGGTCGCCTTTATACTTAGCCGGATTCTTGGGACGAAATCGTCCTTTATATGCCATAATCTAGTACCCGCTTTTGTATATAAATAATCCAATATATCCTTAAAAGATATTTATCCAATCCAACAAAAAGTATGGAAGAAACATAGGACACTAAAATGGCATTATCATTTGGCGAAGGTAGTAGACCAAGAAAAGGTAAAAGTAAGACAAATAGGCCTGGACCTGCTATAGAATCAGTACGACGCGCAAGACAACAATCAGCACAAATTTTAACATTCCCAGTAAAGCCTTTGTCTCCTCATGGAATTCAATTTATTTTTAAAGAATATAATTTTGCAGCATTTGTTGCATCAAAAGACGGTAGATATGGTACTACAAGTCCTTTGGCTAAATATCAAAAAACTGTTAATAAAAAAAAGGTCGATTTAAAATCAACTCTTACCATTGAATTACCCTTTCCAACTTCTCTTACTGACGCAACAGGTCTTACAATTTCTGGGATTGAAAGAGACTTAGTCACTGCAGCTGTTGGTGATAGTCTTTCTCAAGCTTTTGCAGAGAGTCCAGAACAAGGAGCGGGACTTGTTAAAAGTCTTGCAAATCAATTACAAGGTCTTGGGACCGAATTAGCAAACAGCTATCAAACCGGCTCTGCAGATGGTGGATTCGCGGGAGGTGCATCAGCTGTTGCATCCAATATCTATGACAAATTAAAAAGCACATTAAATATTTCCATGGAAGGTGCAAAATTGCTTGGTTCCTATTTGGCCAGAGATTTTTTAGGTGATATTAGTAAAACAATAGCAATGGATTCTGCATTTGCAATTAATCCGCAAGAAACTTTATCATTTGAAGGTGTAGAGCTTAAGACATACACATTTGATTGGGAATTATATCCTAGTAATAAAGCAGACTCAGATAGAATTAAAGAATTAGTACGAAAGATAAAATCAAGAATTTTACCAAAAATGAGTGGTGGTGACTTTGAGGAATCTCTTGCCAACTTACTTAACTCTACAGACGGAATAAATGTTGAACGTTCAGCTGTGGGTAGGCTTTTCTTAAGTTATCCGGATACTGTAATTATGAATTTGGTTGGAGTTGATGAATCTCATTGGCCATTATTTAAACCGGCTATGTGTACTGGAATTGATGTTGATTATGCCGGAGGTGGTGATATGGTTATTGCAGAAGGTGGTAGACCAGCTGCTGTCACATTATCAATGTCATTCAGTGAACTAGTTATTCATACTCAAGATGATTATGAAGATACTCCTACAATTAGCCCGCCTGATGTTGAAAATAAAGGTCCGAAATTCGGAGGATTTAGGTAATGAAATATTTTGAAAATTTCCCATTAATTGATTATCAAGGGCGCCGTGTAAGAGATATATCGCGACGCAGTTCTTTTTTAACAGCAGTCCAAAATAATCCATATCTTTATTATCCATATACTGTCAAAGCAAATGAAAGGGCAGAGGATGTTGCAAATGCATATTATGGTTCAGTAGATTTTGTATGGTTAGTTTATTTGGCAAATAATATTATTGACCCATATCACGAATGGCCTATGGACGAAAATACTTTTAATGATTATCTGGTTGACAAATATGCAGAACAATCAGGCGAAACTGGTGAAGATGTTATTGATTGGATTCGTGATGATGCAAATGACCAGAATATTATCTATTATGTGAGGCAGGTATAATGGCAGTTGATGATATTTTACTAGCGCCGGAATCGTTTCAGACGATTTACCTTCGTAGAGAAGACCGCGTTATTTTAAGAACAGAACGAGGTGAGAAAATCATTATTAAGAGAATCATTCCAGAGGAATGGGTACCTTATAGAATTTATGATTATGAACTTGCACTCAACGAAAAGAAAAAGGAAATATTTTTATTTGATAGATCTTTTGCAGCTCAAATTAGTGGCGAATTAAGAAGAAATTTGCTTGAAGCAAATACGGAATAATAAATGGGCGGTGAATTTAATCCAACGCGCTGTATTGTTGAAAGTGCGATTGTTAAAAATAAAGCTGGTGATACGAAGGATATCACCGCTATTATTGGTGAGTTTTCTTTATCTCAAGGTATTAACAGAATAGCAATAAATGGTATATTGACATGTCTTGATGGTGTTGGAGTTTTGGAAAATTATGGTTTGCGCGGCGAAGAAGAACTTGACATTGTTTTTAGATCGTTTGATTTCAATACCAAAGTTCGATTGAAGGCTCAAATTTATCGTATTGATGGTGTACAAAGATCTGAAGATGGTGGTTCATTAAAATATAATTTATATTTTGCCACAAGAACATCATATAAAGCAGATTTAAGAAAAGTCACTGAAGCGTATAGAGAAAAGACTGCAGGCTATATTGCTGAACAAATATTTAAAAAGAATTATTCCGAACTTAAATCTACAACACCTCGCAGCGATGGTCAAGAATTACCAGGAAGTTTTAAATCAAAGAAATATAGATTAGCAGCCGATAGGGAAAGATTTTTTTATGTGCAAGGAACCTATGGCAATTTAGATTTGGTTGTACCTACATTTAGGCCATCAAGAGCATTGGAATTAGTGGCTGCGAAATCATATAGTAAAGAAAGTTTAAGTAATTCATATAGATTCTTTGAAAATTTTGACGGCTATCATTTTGTGACTGATGAATATTTACTTGAAATGGGCAAAGCAAATCCTGGTATGGTCCATGATTTATTTTATTTTCCAGTTATGAATAAAACGGTTGAAGATGCTGAAATGCAAAGAAGGTCAATCGAAACATTTACAAACTCAAGAAGAGCACATACGGGACAAGATTTATATAATGGTGCTTATATGAATAAAGTTGTAGAAATAGACCTTTTACAACATAAAGTAAATTTCCGTACATTTAACTATCTTGAAGATGCCGATTATTATACAGGTCAAGGAAAGGCTGTTGTTCGCGATGATGTGCATACAGAAGATTTTATAAAAGACACATTTTTAGAAAGTAATGCAAAACAATTTATGGTGTTTAGAGATTATTCAGGACCAGAACATATACATCCGGAACCACCATTAAGACCATCAGTAAAAACTGACCAATATTATGCTGAAATTAAAGCAAATAGAACAGCTTATGGAGAACACGTAAAATCAAATACGGTTGAAATTGGATTAAAAGGAAGACTTGATATACAAGCAGGTCACTGTGTAAATATTATTATGCCAGAAATTAATATTGATTCTGTAAGAATGGAAAACCAAACAATGGTAGGAACATACTTAGTCACAGGAATTACACATATTGTTAAAGAAGGTGTTTGTGATACAAAAGCACAATTAGTAAAATATGGCCATGTAGGACTTATCGCATAATGGATATTGCAGGAATTAAAGACCCTTTATTTTTTATTGGTGTCGTTGAAAATAATGTTGACCCTCGTAATGAGGGACGTGTCGCTGTTCGTGCATTTGGTATTCATGGTAAAAACAATGAAGAAACAGGTGGAGTAAAAACAGCCGATTTACCTTGGGCGATTTGTGCTCAAGGAAACTATGACCCAAATAATCCACCACCTCCATTAAATTCGTTCGTATATGGAATGTTTCTTGATGGAAGAAGCGCACAACATCCATTAGTGTTAGGATTAATTCCTTCTCAATATGCTTCTGAACATGACCCGGCAAAAGATGGCTGGGGTGTTGTAGTACCAAAAGATGCTGAAACATTAGCGAAAGGTATGGACCCAAGAAGTTATGGTTTACCACAACAATCAAAATTGGCAACTGGTGAAAATCTTGGAGAAACATTTATTTTAGAACAAGATTTAAATAGAGTACACAGCCAAAGAGTTGCAAATTCAGATGATACTTGGGCAGAACCTCCATCAGCATATTCTGCAAAATATCCATATAATAGAGTTATCGAAACAGGTCAACACAGTATAGAATTAGATGACACACCTGGTGGTGAGCGAATCATGATTCACCACAAATCTGGAGCATATGTTCAGATAGATGCCAAAGGAACTGTCACAGAAAGGGCGGAGGCTGATAGGTACGAAGTTAATATTGGTACTAAACACGAATCCTCTGGTCATTCAGTAGTGACGATTAATGGTAATGCTCATGTATATGTAAAAGGTAATAAAACAGAAGAGATTGAAGGCGATTATAATCTTTTAGTTCACGGTAATTCTCATTTTGGTACTGGTGGTCAATTTAATATTAATGGTGGTGAACAACTTCAGATGAGAGCTGGAGATGTTAAAATTGATGCAAATGTTGGTATA